GCCAGCTACAATCTCTATAGTCTGTTCTTCGCGTGATATGGACTTAGATTTCACCCACACCATCAGCGATCTTTCTATTGATTCATGTTCTATCGGAGGTAAGAACGCTCCAACATCATTATTATATTTCCATGATCGCTTTAAAAATGAGGCATCATCAATATCTATAAAAGGTACTGATTTTGCTTCCTTATCGGCCATGGTATAAACAATACCCATTTTCTCAAAAGCCTCGGCTATAAGGGTGTGGTTATACCAGTCTATTCTAGGACTGACAGACATAATATTATCATCACCATATGTCATCAAGGCCACATTATCACGAAAGTCTGATGCTGTATTTTGAGGATTAAGCATAGCATAAACATATCTCATATAAAGACTATTAACAATACTGTTAATTATAACAGTGAGAGGGTGGCCAGAAGGATTTGAGCCATAAAATTCCACTAAGTCCCCATTAAAGTCCACAAGGGGATAAGCAGTATCATTTGCAATACCTCTCAGGATACTCAAATCATTCGAATTGTAATTGCCACTTTTTTCACATAATTGGATAAGCACTTCAAACGCTGCTTTAATGAAAATTGGACTCATACGCTTGTCGAAGGATTTATAATCACCAGCCACAATTCGATCTTCACCAAACTGAGTAATATATTCGAACATACTTGTCCATTGTAAGGATTGAGCCGTAGTACCTGGCGCTGCTTCAAAAACATAGCGGTTATTTTGAATCACTCGCACTGTACTAAGTAAGTATTTCCGTACAACTAGGGTCCAATCCATGGGAGCGCCCGTGAACACACGAGTCTTTTTCATCCTAATCTTTTTAAAAGATACGGCTTCATCTTTAAGATGAGCACAGAAATTAGGATGAGCTCGTTCGCCACGCAAATAAGCATCTTCAATAGCTTGGGACCTATTCAAAATCTCATCACTCACACTCACAGGGTCATTCAGACCGAATTGTGGTGGTTCGGACTTAAGAAAATATTTCTTAGATTTTTTCCATGGGTTACCTGCACTAGTATTACGTTTCATCTTGTCAACATACGTCACACCTTCTGCACCATTAAGGGCTGTGAACATATCGTAAACTTGCAAATATTGTAGTTCACCTGGCGGTAATCTATTTAGTATATCATTCACATATGATTGAGTACAATGTCGTACTAAATCACTATTGATGTTATTCACTGGTTTCACCATATCAAGAGCGGCAATTCGCCATGGCTCCCATGAAGAAAGTTCTGGTGGTCCATATCGCACTTTATATCCTTCGTTAGACAAAAAATACGTCAATGGTGTCAACTCCACACGAGATTTTATTTTGCTTCGAAATCCCGCAAAGGATCCATACACGGATGCACTGCCTTGGGACACAAAACGGAAAACTGATTTTGGATGCAATTTAGTTAGAGTTCTCATCGCACTTGGTGCTGATAACATAGGAACCCCACTTTGAACAACATTAAGGGTGTGTTTTTCAAACATACTTTGATGTAATACCACTGCAAAAACGTCTCTA